AGAAAAGTTGAAGGCAAAAGCCCGCATAAAAAAGGTACAAAGAAATATAACGCACATATGGCTGCAATGCATGCAGGAGAAAGTACTCAAAAAAATTCTATTAAAGAAGAATTATTTAAGAAACTTAATGCGAGCAGAAAATGAAGGTTCTTGAGATAATAAAAGAAGTTGAGTTCATGTCGGAACCTAAATTAGGTCCTAATGGTAAGCCATTAAAAATTACTGATCCTAATAAGAAATCTAAATTAGCTCCTACAACTGGTAGCAACTGGCAACAAAAACTTCTTAGTGAAGAGGCTTGGAAACTGGTATTTTATACTAACGGATATCCTAACAACAGACCACCAACAAGGAGCAATATAGAAGACTTTTATAGAAGGTTTATTATAGAGCCAGCGGCTGATTATCCAATAGGATGGTTGAGAAATAAAATGCAGACCATGGCAAATGTTATGTTAGATGGTAGATCGCCTGAAGACGTAGTAAACAATATTATAAAAGATATACAAAATAAACTAGGGATTACAATAGGACCTTCTTGGAAGATTAATGATTTAAGAGGCCAGACTGTCAAAGACGTTGACCTTGTGAAAAACTTTTTAATAATGCTACGGGCAGACGTATCTTCATCTAGTAGTGATGATCAAACTACAAAGAATGCGCCTGTAGTACCTCGGCTTGACAATAATGCTATCCAGGGCGTTGCAATGGAGTTAGCACAAGCTCTAAAGGACAAGAAGGGTGATAAGGTCTACTCGGTACTACAAAGCATTAAACCTGTGGATTTTGAAAGGATTGCAGACGCAGTACCTGACTACTTTACCAAGGGCAACGTGAGAGACAGCAGTTCAACGTTTGTTGACAAGATAAAAGCCAACTTTAAAGATTACGAGGATAAAGCTCTGCTAGTGAAGATCGATGAACAACTTATTAGACTAGGCGTTATAGATAAAAAAGGTAACGCTGTGATATTAGGTACAGACAATCCTTTCAAATGGATTGTTGGGTTTAAACCCGGTGATAAAATCAATAACAGTACCCCGGAAAAAGAACAAGCTGAAATGGTGAAGCTCTCTGCGCAAATAAATAAATGGAAACTAACAGATCCTACAGATACTAATGAAAATCCGCAACTTAAAGATCTCGCAATATGGGCAGCTCCTGGAGGAACTGGAGGAGAGTTTAGTCAGGCAGCTATGGACTCATTTAATGCAGAAGTACGAAAACTCCGAACGAAGCAAAAACCAACGCCGCTCCAAGTTAGACAAGTAGTCGGATTATGGTCTAAGTATTACTACGGCAGTATAAAAAGATCATACAACACATATCAATAAACCTTCCATATTTTCAAAAAAGTAGTTGACTTTTTGTTAAGTATCTAGTATAATATATATTAGTACACAAAACATAAAGGAGATACTTATGAGTGATCGTACCTATGGTGCAGAAGAAAAAGCTAAACTTGAGCGTTTAGTTGGCGAAGGCGTAACTGTTTTACAAGAAATTGAAGATTTAAGCGAAGGTCTTAAAGAAACAGTTAAAGCAGTTGCAGAAGAGTTAGACATCAAACCAGGCCTTATTAACAAGGCAATTAAAATTGCACAAAAGAATGATTGGGCAAAGCATTACGATGCGTTTGATGACCTTGAAACTCTTGTTACTACTATAGGCAAGGACAAGTAAATTTGAACAAAGTTATTAATTTTTTTAAAGATAGCTATAAACTTAGTCCTGTAGCGTTTTATTGTGAGATGGTAGAAGCAGTATTCTTAATAGGCGCAAGTGCCGTTCTTACATTTACTGTACTAGATCCAGCAACAAGAATATTTATTCCTATGTACTTGGTAGGATCAGTGCTGGGTGTATGTAGTGCAATTATTAGGAAGGCAGCATTTGTGATAGTATTATGTAGCTGGTTTGTTATTATGAATACTATTGCTATCATTCAATTATTTTTATAGGAGTACTGAATGAGTTATGTAGACGCATTTTTTGATCGTGACGCAGATATTATTAGAGCTGTTGAACGTAAAGACGGCAAGAGAAGTTTTACAGAATATCCTGTAAAGTATACTTTCTATTTTGAAGATCAAAGAGGAAAGTATAAGAGTGTGTACGGCGATCCGTTGAGTCGTATTGTGTGTAAGAGTACTAAAGACTTTCGAAAAGAAGTTGCTATTAACAATTCAAAGAAGTTGTTTGAATCAGATATTAATCCTATCTTCCAATGTTTAAGTGAAAACTATCTTAACCAAGAAGCTCCTAAACTAAACATTGCGTTCTTTGACATTGAGACTGACTTTGACCCAGAGCGAGGCTTTGCTGATCCTAGTGATCCGTTTATGCCTATTACTTCTATAAGTGTATACTTACAGTGGCTTGACACAATGGTATGTATTGCTGTTCCTCCTAAGACACTTACTATGGAGCAGGCAAGAGCAGAACTTGAAGGCATAGATAATGTAATATTGTTTGAGAAAGAAGGTGACATGATTGACACTTTCTTAACATTAATTGAAGACAGTGATGTACTAAGTGGGTGGAACAGTGAAGGATATGATATTCCGTATACTGTAAACAGAACTAGTCGTGTACTAAGCAAAGATGACACACGCAGATTCTGCTTGTGGGGACAACTTCCTAAGAAGCGTATGTATGAGAAGTTTGGTAAGGAAAGTGAAACATTTGACCTAGTTGGTCGTGTACACTTAGACAGTTTAAACTTGTATAGAAAATACACGTATGAAGAGCGTCACACATATCGACTTGATGCTATTGGTGAAGTTGAAGTAGGCGAAAACAAAGTTCCATATGAAGGAACACTTGACGCACTTTACAACAACGACTTCCGCAAGTTTATTGAATATAATATTCAGGATACTGCACTACTTGATAAGTTAGACAAGAAGCTACGCTTTATTGATCTAAGCAACGAACTTGCTCATGCAAATACTGTGTTGCTACAAACTACTATGGGTGCTGTTGCTGTTACAGAACAAGCAATTGTTAACGAAGCACATCATAGAGGATTACAAGTACCTAATCGTCAGAAGCGTGACGATGATGCTACCCAGGCAGCTGGTGCATATGTTGCGTATCCAAAGAAGGGCTTACACAAATGGGTGGCTTCAATGGACTTGAACTCACTGTATCCTTCAGTAATTCGTGCATTAAATATGGCGCCTGAAACTGTTATTGGGCAAATACGTCCAGAGATTAGTGACGATCGTGTACACACTGACATGTTCTTAAAGAAGAAGAGCTTTGCAGGTAGTTGGGAAGGAAGGTTTGCTACAGAAGAGTATGATGTTGTTATGGAACAACGTAAAGATGTTCCGCTTACATTAGACTTTGAAAACGGACAAACTGAAATACTAAGTGGCGCTGAAATTTATAAACTAATATTTGACTCTAATAACCCTTGGATGCTTAGTGCAAATGGTACTATCTTTACTACAGAGTTTGAAGGAGTTATTCCAGGTATCCTAAAGCGTTGGTACAGTGAACGTAAAGAGTTACAAGCAAAGCTAAAGAAGGCACAAGCCGCAGGTAACAAAGTTGAGATTGAGTATTGGGACAAACGACAGCTAGTTAAGAAGATTAACTTGAACAGTTTGTATGGTGCTATTCTTAATCCAGGTTGTAGATTCTTTGATAAACGTATTGGACAATCAACAACACTTACAGGTCGTACTATTGTTAAGCACATGAGTGCAGAAGTTAACAAAACTATTACTGGTAAGTATGATCACATTGGTGAAGCAATGATCTATGGTGATACTGACTCTTGTTACTTTAGTGCATGGCCTATTCTTAAAGATGATATTGAAGCTGGTAAAATTCCTTGGAGTAAAGATAATATTATTGCACTTTATGATCAAGTATGCGAAGCTGCAAATACTACGTTTCCGTCGATGATGGCTTCGTCATTTCATTGTCCAAAGAGTCGTAGTGATGTCATTGCAGCGGCTAGAGAAATTGTTGCACAAAGTGGATTATATATTACTAAAAAACGTTATGCAGCATTAGTATATGACGTTGAAGGTTACCGAAGCGATGTAGATGGTAAGCCAGGTAAAGTTAAAGCAATGGGCTTAGACCTTCGTAGGTCAGATACTCCAGTGTTTATGCAAGAGTTTTTAAGTGAAATTTTACTTATGGTACTTACAGATGTTCCGCAACCAGAAATATTAGAACGTATTACTGTGTTCCGCAAGGAATTTAGTGAACGCCCTGGATACGAGAAAGGTTCACCTAAACGTGCAAACAAAGTTGGTCATTATCGACGACTAGAAGAAAAGCAAGGCAAAGCAAATATGCCTGGGCATGTTAGAGCAAGCATCAACTGGAATACACTTAAACGTATGAACAACGATAAGTATTCGCAGGAAATTGTAGACGGAATGAAAGTTATTGTTTGTAAGCTAAAACAAAATCCATTAGGGTACACAAGTGTTGCATATCCAACAGATGAACTTAAAATACCAGAATGGTTTAAAGAACTGCCGTTCGATGACGCAGCTATGGCAGAGACTATTATTGATAATAAGTTAGACAACTTAATTGGTGTGCTTAACTATCCATTAGAGGATACTAAGCGTCATAACACGTTTACTAGTTTGTTTGACTTCGGAGAGTAAAATGAAGATCAAACTAGAGATAGAAATTGATACAGAGAGTGAACACGACCTAAATACTATTGAAGAAATCATAGAAAAACTTCAAGAGTTAAAGGAAAGTCTATCATGAAAGTATCAATAAATGACATAGGAGGCCTAATTGCTAAGGAAGATGAACGTTATATAGTTAAAGATAACACTATCCTTAACAACTTAGTAATTAGTTCGACTCGATTAAACAAAAACAAAAGTACATCCGGACATTCTCATGCCGGACAAGAAGAAGTATATTATTTTATACACGGCAATGGCACTATAGAATTAGACGATGTAACACATCACTTCATTGCAGGTGATGTCATATTAATTGAAGACGGAGTGTTCCATAGAGTACACGCCGGTTCAGATGGTGCATATTTTGTATGTGTATTTGACGGGAAGAGGAATCACAAATGAAAGTAGGTTTTACATGTAGCACATTTGATTTATTACATGCAGGGCATGTGATAATGTTACGAGAAGCAAAAGAACAATGCGACTATTTATTAGTCGGATTACAAGTAGACCCTAGTACAGACAGGAAAGAAAAGAATGCTCCTGTACAAACTATAGTTGAAAGATATACACAACTTAAAGCAGTTGGGTATGTTGACGAAATTATTCCTTACGGCACGGAACAAGATTTAGAAGACATTTTACAGATGTATCCAATTAACGTTCGCATACTAGGAGAGGAATACCGAGACAAAGACTTTACTGGCAAAGACATCTGTCGTAGTAGAGAAATCGAATTACATTTTAATAAAAGAGATCACCGCTTTAGTACAAGCGATTTAAGGAGAAGAGTCTGTGAATAAATATATCTTTACAAGTGAATCAGTAAGTGACGGCCACCCCGATAAGGTTGCTGATCAAATAAGTGATGCATTAGTAGATGCTGGATTAAAAGCCGGTGACGAAACAACTAGAGTAGCTATAGAAACACTAGTGACAACTAATCATGTAACAGTAGCTGGCGAAGTTGCTAACTTTAATCTAAGTCTTTACGATGTAGAAGATATTGTAAGAGCCAAAGTTAAAGAAATTGGATACGAGCAAGAAGGTTTCCATCACGAGCAACTGGCAGTATTTAATAAGATACATTCACAAAGCAGTGACATTGGATTAGGCACTGATGACTTTGGTGCAGGAGATCAAGGTATTATGTTTGGTTATGCATGTAATCATACAAGTAGTATGATGCCTGCTCCTATACATTATAGTCATGCAGTGTTAAAGAACTTAAAAACAAAACGTGGAAGTATTTTAGGTCCTGATGCTAAGTCTCAAATTAGTGTAGAGTATGATGGTGCAAGGCGTGACGGAGTTGTTAAACGCATTGATCAAATTGTTATTAGTACACAGCATACAGAAGGCAATGTAGAAGAAGCAAGAAATCTTTGTAAACTTGCGGCAATGGAAGAACTCGGAGATTTGATTGATGAGAATACTGTATGGCATCTTAACCCTACTGGCAATTTTGTCATCGGTGGGCCTGATGGTGACACCGGCCTTACAGGACGTAAGATTATCGTGGATACCTACGGTGGCTTTGCTCCTCATGGCGGCGGGGCTTTTTCTGGAAAAGACCCTACTAAAGTAGATCGTAGTGCAGCATATATGGCACGTTGGATTGCTAAGAATGTAGTAGCAGACGAAATGGCAGACTGGTGTAATATACAACTAAGCTATGCTATTGGTGTTAAGCAACCTACAAGTATTTACATTGACTCAAACGGACACAACAGATCAATTGCTAGTTTTATTGAAAAAGAACTTGATCTAAGTCCTAAAGGAATCATTGACAGATTCGATCTTTTCAAGTATAATAACTATAGTGAGAATTGTGTTTATGGTCACTTTGGTGACAAAGATGTTCCTTGGGAACAAATAGGTTGGAAATGAATAAATTTATCTTTGATGTAGATGGCACATTAACCCCTAGTCGTAAAAGTATTGATGTGCCATTTCAACGGTACTTTTTAGATTTTATCTATGCTAATAGTGTTTGCTTAGTAACCGGAAGTGATAGTTCTAAAACTATAGAACAACTAGGTCAAGACATATTTAATAAAGTAGATAAAGTATATAATTGTAACGGGAATGATGTTTGGGAAAGTGGAGTAAACACATATACCAACGAATGGATACTGCCTATTGAAGCAAGGCATTGGCTAGAACAAGTATTAGACGACAGTGACTTTAGCATACGTACAGGTAATCATATTGAAGAACGTCCTGGCATGGTAAACTTTAGTATTGTTGGGCGTAATGCAGATTCAATCGATAGAGGCAAGTATGTAAGATACGAAGGAGATGTCGGAGAACGTGGACACATAGCACAATCATTTAACAACTTCTTTCCAAACTTGCAAGCAACAGTAGGTGGTGAAACAGGTATTGATATTGCTCCGCGAGGAAGTGATAAGAGTCAAATTATAAAAGACTTTGATCGTTTTGATCATACTTACTTCTTTGGAGATATGATGTTACCTGGTGGAAATGACTATCCTCTAGCAGTAAAGGTAACAGAACCAATCCATGTTACTGATTGGAAAGAAACAAAAATACGCTTAGAAAAGTTTCAAGAATTAGGAATTGCTTTGTGAAAATATTGCTAACTGGCCATTTGGGATTCATTGGAAGAACATTATATGATCGTCTATGGCTGCGAGGATACAATATACAAGGGTTAGATCTATTAGAAGATTTAGATATAACAATATGTCCATTAGAATATAATGTAGACCTAGTAATACACTTAGCAGGAAAAAGTGGAGTTAGGGAAAGCATCAACGACCCTAGTGCATATTGGATGAATAACGTAGAAGGTACTAAAAGAATATTTAATGCATTCAGTGGAAATACAAGAATCTTGTATGCTAGTTCAAGTAGTGCATATGAACCTGCACTAAATCCATATGCTGCTTCAAAGTTCTTAATAGATCAAATTGCACCAAAAAATTCAGTAGGCATGCGATTCCATACAGTGTATTCTAATAAGCCGCGAGAAGGTATGTTTTTAGATAAGCTACTTAACGGCACATTAGAGTATGTAACAAAGCATAGTAGAGATTTTATTCATATTGAAGACCTCTGCGATGCTATAGAATTAATTATTGATAATAAAAAACTATCAGGAATATTAGACATAGGCACAGGAGAAAGTACAAAGATCCAAACTCTTGCACCTAAACTGCCATTACGTCTAAATACTGTACACGAACGAATGTGTACAAAGGCAGACATTAAAACATTGCAAGACATGGACTTTAAACCTAAATATAGTATAAAAAAGTTCTTGACAAACAATAGTTTAGGCACTATACTATAACAATATAAATGGAGAATTAGGCATATGAAAGATATTTTACAAGACGTGGTATCGCATACACACGCATTAGGTTTTTTAACATTAGTTAAAGTTACCGCAGAAGAAGGAACAACATCGATTGATTCGATGGCTGAAGATAGATCAGTAATTTTATCATCCGAAACACATAACACAGTATCCGAGTTTACAGGAACTTTTGGTATGCCTAACTTAGACAAGTTAGCATTACACTTAAAGAATCCTGAGTATCAAAAGGATGCAAAGTTAGAGGTTGTTAAAGCTGATCGAAATGGTGAAGTTATTCCAACGCACATTCACTTTGAAAATGCTGCTGGTGACTTTCAGAATGATTATCGCTTTATGAATAAAGCAATTATTGAAGAAAAACTTAAAACTGTAAAGTTTAAAGGTGCTTCATGGAATGTATCATTTAAACCAAGTGTTGCATCTATTAATAGAATGAAACTGCAAAGTGCAGCACATTCTGAAGAACCTACATTTAATGTTAAAACTGAAGCAACTGCTGGAGTAACAGACTTAATCTTTAGCTTTGGTGATGCAGCTACTCACGCAGGTAGTTTTGTTTTTCAAAATGCAGTTGAAGGAACATTAGGACATACATGGAGTTGGCCAGTAGCACAAGTGCAATCAATTCTTAATTTGAATGGTGAGTTAACTATGAGCATTAGTGATCAAGGTGCAATGCAAATTAGTGTTGATAGTGGAATGGCAAAATACAATTACATCTTACCAGCTCAGAGTAAATAATGAATCGTGATTTAACTAAAGCACAAAATGACTATGCACATTTTTTACCTGCACTTAGCGGATTCTATGCTACGTATATAGGTAAGCAACGTTATCCTGATCCTGTTAAGGGTCTATACGTTGACCCGGCTCGAATACCTAGTAACTTAAAAAATGGTATGGAAAGCCTAAACTATCTTAATGCAAAAGAAGGAGCGTTCACATACAAGTGGACGCTTTACTCTGCAGGACATGCTGAATTAGACACTAACAAACATAGTCCTAAAGAAGATATGATCCGTAATAGAGATAGAGAAAACACCTGGGCACTTGGCGATTCAGGTGGCTTCCAAATTGGTAAGGGTGTTTGGGAAGGCGATTGGAAAGATCCTAACTGTCCAAAGGCACAAAAGAAACGTGATGGCGTATTACGTTGGATGGATGCTTATATGGACTATGGGATGATACTTGATATTCCTGCTTGGGTGGCACGTTCACCCGAAGGAGCAAAAGCAACTGGTATTAGTACATATAGTGAAGCTGTTAAAGCAACACGCATTAACAACGACTATTGGATGAAACATAGAACTGGTGCTTGTAAATTCTTAAACGTATTACAGGGCGAGAATCACACTGATGCAGAAGATTGGTATCAGCAGATGAAAGACTATTGCGATCCAACAGTATATCCAGACAATCATTTTAACGGTTGGTCAATGGGCGGACAGAACATGTGTGATGTACATTTGGTTCTTAAACGTCTAGTTGCATTGAGGTTTGACGGACTACTGGAACAAGGCGTACATGATGTAATGCACTTCTTAGGAACGTCTAAGCTAGAATGGGCTACATTGTTAACCGACATACAAAGAGCAGTTCGAAAGTATCATAACCCAAACTTTATGATTACGTTTGATTGTGCAAGTCCTTTCCTTGCTACTGCTAACGGACAAATTTATTGCGAACTAGAAACTGAAGATAGATCAAAGTGGGTATATCGAATGGTACCTAGTATTGACGACAAAGCAATGTCAACAGACACAACTCCGTTTAGTACTGCTTTTGTACGTGAAGGTAAACATGGAAGTTTTAAAGACTCTCCTATTACAGATGGACTAGAAGCAAAAGATATCTGTATATATGGTCCAGGTGATCTTAATAAGATTGGTAAAGAAGGAAAAACTAGCTGGGATAGTTTCAGTTATGCTATTCAAATGGGCCATAATGTTTGGAGTCATATTAATGCTGTACAGGAAGCAAACAGGCAATATGATGCAGGTGTTGTTCCTAAAATGTTAGTACAAGAAACTTTTGATAGGGTATACTTTAGAGATATTATAGAAGCAATCTTTATGACAGATAATAGAGATGAAGCTAATGCAATTATTGAAGAGTATAGTAATTTTTGGATGTCGATTCCAGGTACTAGAGGTGCTATTGGAAAGAAAACAAGAAACTCAGGTACTTATTTTAATGCCTTGTTTGACGAAGTAGTTGACCAAGATGTTGAAGATGAGCTTGACGAAATAAAGTTAGAGAGCTTGGAAGATGAGCAAAGTTGATACATTAAAAAGACGTATACATACTTTAGAAAAAAAGCATAAAGAACTTGACCGTACCATACAATCGTGCTATACTAATGTTAATATAGATGACGAAGTTAGAAAGATGAAAACTCTAAAACTTTGGTATAAAGACGAAATGCACTTACTCAATCAACAACTTATACAGATGGTTTTAAAATGAAGCGAACTTACGAAAACGGTCAAAGAGACGACATTGTATTCTTTACAGGAATAGAAGTTGAAAAAACTCCTGCATTTGGAATGAAAACTTTATTTGTTACAGGTGTGCAAGACATTATACAAATAAAAGATTATATTAGACAAGAACGTTGTGAACATATCTTCTTTGGTGCTAATCATAGCTATACTCCTGAAATAGCAGAAGAGTTTCAAGACTGGGATTATATGATTCAAACATTCTTGGATGAAGGTATTCTGTGTAGTTTAGATATTCCAAGCACTATTGATATGGAATGGTTTATGGAAGGCGGCCTAATTGAAAATCATAACTTTATTCCGCAAATAAGAGTTGTAGTTCCGTATATTAAACAATGGCCTTACAATACAATGGTTAAGATTGATGACAAAGATTTTAAAGCATCTAATCCAGGTGTTTGGTGTCATAGCTTACACGACTTAATGGATAGAAATAAATTTACCGATTGGTCTAAGTACGAACTTGACAAAGTGCTAGAGTAATGTATAATGGAAGTATATGAATCATATTATAACTATATGCTGCGTAGAACAAAAGAGGAAAACATGAACATGACAACAGAAACTAAACAAGAACGAAGTATTTGGGTTACATTTCAAAAAGAAGGTGTACATTTATACCCAGGTGCTGACACAGATCCTGCATTAGCAACAGGTGGTTGGGATGACGTATCATTCCTTGGTGTGCCGCATCGTCATATGTTTCATTTTAAAATTCGCATTGAAGTGTTCCATGATGATCGCGATATTGAATTTATTCAGTTTAAACGCTGGATTCAACGGTTGTATTCAGAAGTAGAAAGTTCTACGTCAGTATTACAACTTAATCACAAGAGCTGTGAAATGATCGCAGATGACTTGTATGAAGAAATTTCTGCAAAATATCCTGGCCGCTTTGTAGAAATTGATGTTGCCGAAGATGGCGAAAATGGTTGCCAGATCTTTTACCCAAGAAACCTAAATTAAGGATTACTAAAATGAGCACGAACTTTCCCCCAGTCAACCAAGTATTTGACGATTTGGAGAAGTTTCAGAATTATTGCCGTTTTGAAGGAAAGGTTTTTAACGAAAAGTTCCTTTACAATGACAACGCCGCAAGTTGGCAGTCGTACAAAAAATGGCAGTACTGGATGCAAAACAAAAATAAACGGAATAATCGGAGGACTTAATGACAACTTATATTGTAGATATTGAAGCAGTAGATACCCGTTATACTAAGCAATGGAAGGAATATCTTCCTAAGCAACTGCAACAGGCTACAAATAGTGAGGTTATTGTCATCAGTGGTGGAGAAACTCCTCAGGCAACTACGCCTGGGGCGTTCCTCAACTTTGGTGGTACAAATGTTTATAAAAGTAAACAGCTAGAAAAAATTGGCGAAATGTTCTGTAATGGCCAAGTTAAAGACGGTGACTATTTTTTGTACACCGATGCTTGGAATCCTACAGTTATACAACTCAAGTATATGGCAGAGCTATTAGGAGTTGATATTCGTATTGGCGGCTTATGGCATGCTGGTAGCTATGACCCACAAGACTTTTTAGGAAGACTTATTGGAGATAAGCCTTGGGTGCGTAATGCCGAACGTAGTATGTTTGATTGTTATGATAATAACTTCTTTGCAAGTGAATTTCATATTGAGATGTTTGCACAAGCATTATTAGGCACCGCGGACGTTGACTTCTTGATGTCTAAAGGAAAAATACAACGTGTTGGTTGGCCTATGGAATACCTTGCTGATTCATTAGAGCAGTATAAAGGAATGCCAAAGAAAGATTTAATATTATTCCCACATAGAATTGCTCCTGAAAAACAAATTGAAATATTCCGAGACTTGAAAGAACAACTTCCTCAATACGAATTTGTTGTCTGTCAAGATCAAGAACTTACTAAGAACGAATATCATAATTTATTAGGCCAAGCAAAAATAGTGTTTAGTGCTAACTTGCAAGAAACACTTGGCATTAGTTGGTACGAAGGAGCACTTGTAGGAGCACTTCCTATGATGCCAGATAGACTAAGCTATAGCGAAATGGCAGTGCCTGAATTTAAATATCCTGATAATTGGACTACTTCAATAACTGCATATACTAATAACAAAGATATGGTTATTGCAAAAGTTATTGACTACATGGATAATTATGAAACATATTTACCTGCATTAGCTAAACAAGTAGAACTATTAAAAACAAATTTCTTTTCAGGAAAACTTCTTTATAAAGGAATCACCAATGAATAATATGACATTTAATGATGATGTTTACACTACTGACACCGGCAGTGAATATACTATTAATATATCATCAGCTTCAACAATTGGCGGCATTGCTAATTCTAACTTAGTATTTGATACTAGTAGTATTAATGCCGGTAGTATTACTAGCGGCAGTCAAACAATTACTATTCCAGGTGCAATAGATTCTATTGGCATTAATAGATTAGACTTAGATGAAGTTGCTATGATGTGCGACGAATATCCTGGTTTAAAAAATGTATACGAAAAATTTAAGCATATATATGATCTTGTTAAGCAAGATTGGGTAGGTAAGCAAAATGAATCTAAGTAAGGGATTAACTGTTATACTTCTAATGACAGCACTCAGTGCGTGTTCTACTGGTATGGCAGTAATAGATGTTGCAGGCACAACAGCTATATATGCAGGTAAGACAGTTGTAAATACTGTAGATATGTTAACACCAGATATTATTAATAAGGACTAAAATATGATTAAAAAACATTATTACAGTTGGCAAGATGTAGAATCTATGTGTGTACAGATTGTAACCGATATGTATACTAGTAATTACATACCTGATTACATTGTAGGCATTACACGTGGAGGAAATGTTCCTGCTACTATTATTAGTAACATGACTGGTATTCCATGTGAAGCACTTAAAGTAAGTTTACGTGATGATAACCGAGAAAGCGAAAGCAATCTTTGGATGAGCGAAGATGCATTTGGTTATAATGAACCAGAAGAAACAGGTATAACAGGATCCCGTTGGGATATCGGACTGCGTAAAAAGATTCTTATTGTAGACGACATTAATGATACTGGTGCTACATTTAATTGGATTAAAGAGAATTGGCAATCAAACTGTATGCCAATGGAAGAATCATGGAAAACAGTTTGGGGAGAAACAGTAAAGTTTGCAACACTAACTGAAAATCTTGCTAGTACGTTTGATCATACAAATTTTTATGCACACGAAATTAACAAGGCAGAACAAGACGTATGGCTAGTGTATCCTTGGGAAGCAGTTGGAAAATACGAATGACAGTACAAGATCAACGAAATTATATAAAATCTTTAGAAGACAGCGTAAACGAAGATATTCTTTTATTAAAACGAATGCAAGAAGCAAATGCTAAATTTTTAGATATGCAATCTATTAAAGAAAGTGTATTTAGAAAACAACGACAAATTGCAACATTAGCTAAGGAAATTAAAGATGCAAACTAAATCTCTACCATGGACTGAAGTACTAGTAGATACGAAAGACTTTACTGTGTATAAAGATGGCTTTCCAGTAACAGAAGGACACGTTCTTTTTGTTCCAAAGTTAGAAAACTGGAAGGGTTTAACAAAATGCATGGAAGCTGCATATAAATGGGGCTACGAATGGATGGAACGCGGATATTGTGATGCGTTTAACATCGGACAAAACGTAGGGGAAGCTGCAGGCCAAACTGTAATGTACCCACACGTTCATTTAATTCCACGCCGTAAGGGGGACATGGCGGATCCCCGAGGTGGAGTAAGACATGTGATTCCGTCAAAAGGTAACTATCGAAAAGAAGGAGAACTGGTAGCTACAGAGCAAGGAAGTTTTGATTTCTAGAAAGGAAACAAATATAAAATGAGAGAAATTATATTAAACGCAGCAAAGCAACATGCACAAGCAGAAATTGCATTGCACAACGTTAACATAGAAATATACTTAAACAACCCAGCAGGTATTGGAGAACACTCTGATATTGTCGAATCTATGCAAGGTGAACTTGATAAAGTTGCTGCTGCACATGACAGATTAGAAATGTTAGAAAAATATTTTAGTACTTGACAAAAACCTAAATACAGTGTATAATATAAATTATATTGTACATTGTATTGGCAATCCACTGCCTAAACATCGGAGACGTAAATGAGTAAGAGCGAAGAATTAATATTAAAATGTGAAGAGAACTATATTAGATACTGGGCCGGTGATAATATATCTGAAGTAATGGTCGAAGGTGACAAAGAAGCACTTATTGAAGAGCTTACACCTAAGTTTGAATCAGTATTAGAAAGTTTAGTAATTGACATAGCTGGTGATCCTAATAGTATGGATACTGGACGGCGCCTAGCAAAGATGTATATTAATGAGATTATGGCAGGACGTTATACTCCTATGCCTAATGCAACTGCATTTCCTAATGATACAGAAGATCGTTATGAAGGCATGCTAGTTGTACGTAGTGAACTAAAGAGTATGTGTTCACATCATCACCAGCCTGTAAGTGGCGTTGCATACATTGGCATTGTTGCCGCAGATAGATTAATTGGACTTAGTAAGTACACACGTATTGCACAATGGTGTGCTAGACGTGGTACCCTACAAGAAGAACTTGCAAATAATATTGCTCGTGAGATTGGTAATGCAACTAATGCAGAACACCTAGGTGTTTATATCCAAGCAACACACGGCTGTTGTGAGAATCGCGGCATTATGGCAACTAGTAGCTTAACACAAACTACTGTTCTTAAAGGTGCATTTAAAGATGATGCAGGTACTAAGAAGGAGTTCTTTGATAACATTAAGTTACAACAAGAGTTTTCAAGATGTTGAAACAAAGAATAGGAATCATATACGGATCTACAACAACAAACAGTGAGCGTATAGCTGAAACTATTTGGGACATATTCAAAGAATCTGAGTTGCATGATATCAAAGACGGTGTGGGCGTTATAGAACAATATGAAAAAGTAATATTGTGTGCGCCTACTTGGGACTATGGTGCATTGCAAGAAGATTACATAGATGCATGGGATGACTTGACTACTGTAAACTGGAGTAACAAAACTGTTGCACTTGTTGGACTAGGAGATCAAGTTGGGTATCCTGCATTGTATCAAGATGCAATGGCTAAGTTATATAACATGATTGAGCCGTTAGGAGCAAAATGCATTGGGTTTACTAGCACAAAAGGTCATACGTTTACAAAAAGCGATGCAGTTAAAGATGACAAGTTTGTTGGTCTTGCTATAGATGAAGACTGTCAACGTGAACTAACTGAAGAACGTCTAAATACTTGGACAAAGCAGATTAGCTTTTGTTGGGATAAGGTATAATGGAATTAATTGCAAACACAGGTAGAGCAAGAGGTGTTGCTGCTACTAAAGAAAAGAAATATTACTACAGTGAAATATTTCACAGTATTCAAGGCGAAGGACACTACACTGGTGTTCCAACTGCTTGGATACGTTTCTTCTTGTGCAATTTGCAGTGTAATGGCTTTGGACAAATTGATCCAACTAACAGCGATACATACGAATTGCCGTTCGAAGAGTTTGATGTATCTAGTGTAGACAGAGTAGAAGACTTACCTGTTTGGGACAAAGGTTGTGATAGTAGCTATACTTGGGCTAAGAAGTTTAAAAGCCTTATGGGGCAAGAGACTCCGCAAGTAATAGCAAACAAAATTATAGACACACTCCGAACAGATAGTAACCCTGAAGGATTGTTTTTACATCCAGTAAGTCAACAACGCCAGCATTTATGTATTACAGGCGGCGAGCCGCTTATGACTACTGGTCAGCAAGCAGTAGTAGGAATATATGACGAACTACTAAAACAAAACAACCTTCCAGATAGTATGACATTTGAAACAAACGGCACACAAAAGTTAAGGCCAGAGTTTTGCGAATGGGTTAATAGGATTGACACTGAAGTATTTTTTAGCTGTAGTCCTAAGTTATGGACTGTTGCAGGCGAAAGAGCTGAAAGAGCAATTAAGCCTGAGCATGTAGCTGAGTATTATAAACTTAGTAAAAGAGGTCAACTAAAGTTTGTAGTTGGCGCTGATCAGGCACAGTGGGATGAAATGGAAGGTGTAATTGCACAATTTAGAGAAGCAGGCGTTATGTGGCCAATTTGGGTTATGCCTGTAGGAGCAAGATCAGAAGAACAAGAAGCTAGTGCTGG